TGGTGGTATTACTACGATGCCGGCAGCAGTGACATCGACATACTGGGGCTTGTATATCCCATAGAAAAGTTTGAAGGACAATGGTTTAAAGGTAATCCTGTTATTGCGTGGATGCCATTGCCAGAACCACCAAAGGAGGACGCATGAAAGAATACATAAGCAAAGATAGGGCAAAGCAGTTTGTATGTGGACATTGCAACGAGGTATGCAGCGAAGAACCGTGCGAATCGAGCGATTGTGATTGGATGGCATTTATCGACAAAGAACCCGCCGCCGATGTAGTGGAAGTGGTGCGGTGCAAGGACTGCAAATGGTACTCAGAGTTAGCATGTGGCGAAAGAGAATTATTGGGTAGTCAAGGTTGGTGTAATGAAGTTATGGCGCGGCCTATGCCAAGCAATGGATTTTGCAGCTTTGGAGAAAGGGAAAACAATGGCTAAAGAGTACATAGAGCGAGAAAAGGCGCTGGAAAAGGTTATTGAAGTAAAGCACTACGACCCTGAATTGAGCGGAGTTGCATTGCACAGGTACATCAAGGAAATCGACTTGAAGGATATCCCTGCCGCTGATGTTGCTCCGGCTGGGGAGCTTGAAGATTTGAGAGCCAAGTATCAAGCACTTGTTGCTGAAAAAGCCAAGAATAGCGGAGACACTGTTGAAACATATACAACTGGGTATCGCTATGGTCACAGAAACGGGCAGATTGAATTGCTCCAACAGATTTTGGGCATTTGCGATGGTGTAAGCGAGCCGGAGGAAACAAATGAGTAAAGAATATATAGGCCGCGAAGAAGCGATATTGGCAGTAAGACACGCATGGGCAAAGGGGCTTGAGCCAACACAATACATCGAGCAAATCCCCGCCGCCGATGTTGTCCCTGTGGTGCATGGGCAGTGGATAGGCATTGATAGCTCGTTTTGGAAACCTACGCATAGCGGCGATATTTCTGTTTTTAGAAAAACATACAGATGTTCAGAGTGCAGAAGGAGAACAGCCATAGCAGAAAATTACTGCCCTAACTGCGGGGCGAAAATGGATAAGGAGGAATAGCGAATGGAACGGCACGCGATTGAGGATTGTTTGCCAGATGTGCATTTGACGAGGAAAATCTGCGAGCGTGTCGGTGTGCTCGTGGTCGTATCTGACGGCGGTGTGCGCAGAACACGATTCCGCTCCTATGAACGGGCCGATGTTCGCGGCAAACCGGTTTGCCGCTGGAAATACCCACGGGGCGGAATATCACATGAGCACATAACCCATTGGGCATATTTACCAGAACCGCCGAAGGAGGCATGAAGATGAAGCCGATTTATATACCTAAAGGAAAAGCAAAAGAGTACGGCGATTATGCTATCAACATTTACACGGGATGTCCTCACAGATGTTATTACTGCTTTGCCCCGTCAGTGTTAAGGAAAGATCGGGAACAGTTTCACACTAACATAAAGCCTCGTGATGGGATTGTGGAGGCAACCATTAAACAGTTGGAGCGGGAAGGAATCGCGGGCAAATTGATACACCTGTGTTTCACCTGTGACCCATACCCCACAGGACATGATACCACGGCGACACGGCAGATTATAAAGGCTATCAAGGCAAGTGGGAACCATGTCCAGATACTTACAAAGGGCGATGGGAGCCGTGACTTTGATTTGCTGGATGAAAACGATTGGTACGGTATTACCTATGATGGTATGTATGGCGGTGTATATATGCCAGGCGACAGGCTTATAGATGTGAAAGAAGCGCATGACTGGGGAATAAAAACATGGTGTTCTTTTGAGCCTGTAACGGACGCAGATCGGGTTTTGGAATGTATCGAGAACTGTTATGACATATTTGACAAGGTTAAAATTGGGAAAATGAATTACTATTCGTCGAATATTAACTGGAAACAGTTTGGGGAAGAAGCCGAACAACTATGCAAGCAACTTGGCATTGATTACTACATAAAAGAGAGCTTACGGGCAGAAATGGTCAAACCACCAAAGGAGGAAGAACAACAAACAAATGAATCGCCAACGTTTCAACTCTAAAACGCGAGAACGGGTTTATGCAAAATGTAACGGTCATTGTGCATACTGTGGAGCAGAAATACCCATATCCAAGATGCAGATAGACCACCTGATACCCTTTGAATTTGCCGAAGCTTACGCCGCCCAAGACATAGACCTCAACGCCATTGAGAACCTGATGCCCTCCTGCCGAAGCTGCAATAATTACAAGAGCAGTCTCACATTGGAAAAATTCAGGCAGGCGATAGAACGATGGCCTGAAGTATTGCAGCGCGACAACGTAACGTATCGCAATGCCGTCCGTTTCGGTATGATAGAGCCCAAGCCGCATAAAGTCATGTTTTATTTTGAGTTATTGAAGGAGGAAAAATGAAACGAGTAATAGCAATAACAATAGCAATAACAATATTAACCCTGCTGACCCTCGCCCTGTGCGGGTGCGTAAAGGCCGAGGCTGGTACTTGCAGACTACGAACACTGGAAGCGGGTTCATTGTATACGATATATATCGATAATCTCACGGGGGTACAATATTTAAAAACATACCAAGGCGGCGTGTGCGTAATGGTAGACGCAGAGGGAAAACCGCTGATATGGGAGGGTGCGGAATGAGCTATGAATTACTGCGGCCTGATATATGGGAGTGTATACGGCGCGGGGGCGGATACTGCCCCTGCGCGATAATCAAGGATGAGGAAAGCAGATGTATCTGCAAGGAGTTTAGAGAAGGTCAGGAAACTAACTGCCATTGCGGCGTATGGAGGAAACATGACGATAGGGCAGAGGATACGAATGTACCGAGAAAAGAAGGGCAAGTCGCGGGCTGCGATGGAGCGCGAAACCGGCATAAGCGCGGCGACCATTTATCACTATGAGATGGACGGCATGGAGCCGACCGCGAGCAGAATCATATGGTTGGCAGATTATTTTAACATAACGGCAGATGAATTGTTAAGGAGGAACCAATGACGAAACGCGAACAACGGGCATACATCAGGCGGTTGCTTGTTCGTTGGGGGAAAGCCAAGAGAAACGCGAAAGAAATAGATAAAAAAATAGCCGGTATCAAAGAGAGAATGGAAGCGGTAGCGGATATTCGCCCACAGGTTTTATCGGGTATGCCGCACGGCAGCGACATTACCGACCCGACCGCCCGGAGTGCTATAAAGCTCATGGCGGCAAAGGAGCGGTATAATCTGCAAATGGCTGAAATGCTGGAAAGAATAAACGATGATATGTCATTCGTAGCGTTCATGGATGCCGCATTAGATGAGTTCCCCGCGAACCAGAGAAGGGTAATCGAGTTGAAATATAACTTTTACGAACATTTCTATTCGCGGGATATGCCATCTAATACCAGGGTAGGTGCAAAAATGGATAAATCCCCCAAGGCAATAGAACACCTTGAAGAACGTGCGATAGACAGAATGATGAAATACATAGACATACCGGAGTGAGATATGCTTAATTCAGGCTTTTACAACATGGAAAGGCGGTATAAGGAAAAACAATAGGTGTATATATTGATTTTTTGTCCCTCATGAATATACTGTAATTGACGAGGGACAGAAAGAAAGGGGGAAAGAATGAAGTCCCAACCCAAAGTAGGAAGGCCGCCCGTGGAGGAGCCGTTAAACGTTAAGTTTAGTATTCGTCTTACAGAGAAAACAAATGAGCAAGTGCAAGCATATTGTAGGGAAAGAGGAATAACGCGAAATGAATTTATACGGCAGGCCATAGAAGCAGCACTCCAAAACTAAAAAAACGAGGTTAGCGCCGATGACAAGGGACAAGATTTGTCGCTAACCTCACGTGCCACATCAGGCAGATAAATTGTATCATGTCTGCCTCCTGCGGTCAAGGAAATGGAGGTTTACTATATGGAAAAAGCCCGAATAATCAGCGCATTGGAGAAAGTAACAATGGACTTAGAATTGGCAAGGGATATACAGTCGTCAGTAAATCAAGCGGTATTTGACTACACGGATAATTTCTTGGTATCGGAGTATGTCTCAAATTATTCGATAATGAGCAATGGGGCCTTTGCTATAATCTACAAAAACATAAACGTTCTTAACGCGCTAATAGACCAAATTACAGGTGATGAAAGGAGTTAAAATGAACGAATTACAGATATTCAATAACAACCAGTTTGGAGAGATGAGAACCATTACCGAAAACGGTACTACACTTTTCTGCGGTTCTGATGTAGCAAAAGCACTCGGATATGCAAGACCGAATGAAGCAATTACCGCCCATGCAAAGGGTACGGTAAAACGGCGTACCCCTACCAATGGTGGCGAACAGGAGATGCTTTTTATCACGGAAGGTGATGTATATCGCCTGATAACCCATAGCAAGCTGCCCACCGCTGAAAAGTTTGAACGCTGGGTGTTTGATGAAGTCCTCCCCTCTATCCGTAAACATGGTATGTACGCCACACCGACTACGATAGAACAGATGATAGCCGACCCCGCCAACGCCATAAAGGTGTTTTCAGCCCTTAAACAAGAGCAGGAGCGGCGGAAGGAGCTTGAAGCGACAGTAGAACACAACGCCCCCAAAGTGCTGTTTGCGGAGGCCGTGCAAGCCTCACACGATAGCTGCTTAGTGGGACAGCTTGCAAAGATGATACGCCAGAACGGGAAGCCTATAGGGGCTAACAGAATGTTCACATGGTTGAGGGATAACGGCTGGTTATGCAAGAAGGGCGAAAACTGGAATATGCCCACCCAAAAGGCTATGGAAGCCGGATATTTTGAGATAAAGGAAACGGTTATAGCCAACCCTGACGGAAGCACCAAGATAACCCGCACCCCGAAAGTAACGGGGAAAGGGCAGATTTATTTCATCAACTGGTTTTTGAGGGGAGAAAATGAAAATAGCTGTATATGCCATAGCTAAGGACGAAGAAAAATTCGTTGACAGGTGGTATGAGACGGCAAAAGAGGCTGATTATGTCTGCGTTCTCGATACGGGGAGCGCAGACAAAACCGTTGATAAGCTGAAATCATACAACTGCATCGTAAAAACCAAAATCATACAGCCGTGGAGATTTGATGTAGCGCGAAATGAATCATTGAAAATCATACCGCAAGATGCGGACGTGTTGGTATGCCTCGACCTGGACGAAATCATACAGCCCGGCTGGGCGGAAATCATACGGAAAAACTTTCACGGGACGCGGGGAAGGTATTTATATGTTTGGAGCCATGAACCATACGGCAGGGACGGAGTATCATTCAACGCCGATAAAATTCATACAAAATCATACTACTGGAAGAATCCCGTTCACGAAGTGCTGAAATCATACGGCGAAGAATCATACTGCGATTTGCCGTTGAGGGTTGACCATTGGCCCGACGAGAAGAAAAGCCGGAGCAATTATCTGCCACTTCTGGAACTGGCGGTTATGGAAGAGCCGGAGAACGACCGAAACATGCATTACTTAGGCCGCGAATATATGTTCCATCGGGAATACAGTAAGGCCATTGAAACGCTGGAGAAACATCTTGCCCTTAGAAGTGCCGTGTGGCCGCCTGAACGGGCCGCCAGTATGCGTTTCATTGCTCGGTGTAAAATCATACAGGGAAAACAATTAGAGGCCGAGGCGTGGCTCCAGAGGGCTATAATCGAGGCCCCCGAATACCGTGAAGCATGGTTTGAAATGATGAAAATCATGTATCATGCTAAAAACTGGAAATCATGCATCTACTACGGCGAATCATGCGTAAACATACGGGAAAGGCCGTTATCATACATCTGCGAGCCTGACCCGTGGGGGCCGCTGCCGTTTGATATGCTGTCTATAGCCTATTATAACACGGGCCGCCCCAGAGAAGCCCTGGAAGCGGCGAATCATGCGTTGATGTACGGCCCGGATGATAGAATCATACAGAACGTGAAAATCATGCAATCATACATCGGGGAACCGTCCTAAAGTCTCCCGAACGACCCCAAGCCGGAAATCATATATCCCCACGCCGTCGCACTCTCGGCGGTAGATACGGGCGGCGGCGCGGGCCTGGGCGAGGGTGCTAAACTTCCGCCGCTCGTCGTGCCCCTCGCCCCTCGTCCATGTAATAACCTGATAACGCATCATGTGGTTACCTCAATTTTCTTCTTCGGGGCCTTATTAGGCCCCTATCCTCTCATAATTGCACTGGCGTTATATTGTTGTTTGTACCAATCCGCATAGCGCATTATATTCAATACTTCATCCTTAGTTAGTGGTGATGCAAATTTCTTGGACGATACAAAATCAAAACAATAATTACCTTGCTTACGATACCATATTTTCGTTCCATCATCTATTCCATACGGATTCAGCAAACAAACATACATATTGTACCTCCTTAAAATCATACGGCGGGGGCGGCTTTACGCCGCCACAACCGTTATATCCCTGTAAAAGTTAGTGTCGAAATAATCGACCATTCCATTACTATCATCGTGATGATAAGTATCAAGAACGGCGTTTATCTTGTGCAACTTTGCTTTAAATTCTACAGTGTACTCCTTGTAGCTGTCGATATGATAATGGTTAATATCTATATCGTGGCTGATGCTGTAATCATAATCCCGGGCGGCATGGCTGCGGAGCGTGCGCTGCTGCTCGTCTGCGTCTAATGCGAACCATTTGTCACGGTGTATCTGTTCGCCGTCCTCAGTATAAAGCCAGTAACCTATATCATTACAGCTATAATTATTAATATATTCATCACGACCGATGAAGTCAGCGGCCGTGGCCTTGACCTTTATTCTCACTTCTTGTCCGCCGGAGAATGTTTTGCAGCTGACGGAAACGCCCTTAACGCCCTGCCGCTTCAGCTCCTCGCGGATCGCCTTTGACAGTTCCGCGCCGTGTAGGTATTTGCCGGACTTATTGCCATCCCAGCGGGTAGCCCCTAAATAACCATCGGAGATCGTGCCGCCCAGCTCGTTATCATGCTCACCGATAGCCGCTAATATGTCATTCTGATCGGTGAACCCGTACCAGCAACCCTTCTTCGGGTTCCAGCGCATTTTCAGACCGCGCAGAGCGGTTAAAACCTCGGCGGCGGGTTTGCTGTCAAAATAAATTTCGTTGCTGTTATATTGTGCATTCTTCTCGATTCTGTAGCTTGCCATTTTTAACCTCCATTGTTCGGGGTGGTTCCCCTTTCGATGTCTCTATTATATACTCACGGGAGTATATAGTCAACTGAAATATTAAGGGAAAAGCCTTAAAGAATTAGGAAGATATACTTGCGGCAGTATGCCGGACGTTATATAATGTTTGCGGAGGTGATAACATGGGCACATCAGCAACGAGGGCAAAAAGAAAATACAACTCAAAAACGTATGAACGACTTGAAATCACAGTGAAAGCAGGAGAAAAAGAAAAAATAAAACAGAGAGCGGAAAAGTTAGGAAAAAGCATTAATGCCTATATAACCGACCTGATCTATGAGGACATGAAAAAAGAGGGCTGATATAGCCCTCTTATATCATTGGAGTACCCGCCCACCAGCGAGATCATGGCCCAGCTGCGGAAACTGGAGAAGGAAATTGGCACAGCGAGGTGCAAGCAATTATTGGGCAAAACTAAAAGAAAGACTAAAGTCAGAAGGGGCATCAGAACTGCTGACAAATTGTCAGCAGTTGAAATTGAAGGCGGCTGACGGCAAGCGCCGTCTGACTGATAAGGCAAAAACTTTTGATGCGGGGGTTTGCGGGGGTAAATACCTATTATAATATCAATATGGAGTATTAGACCGACCCCCGAAGGGGCGGAGAAAAAACAAAAAAAGAAAAATTGAAAAGATTGTCAAAGTCCCCCCATAAAGGGGGATAAACTATCGCAATAAATAAATTACCGTTGCGTATTGAGGAGGTGTAATGTATGGCAAGCAGCAAAGATCAGTATAGAGGCCAGCCACGACAGAGGCCAGAGCTCACCGAGGAGCAAAAAAAGGCAATCCGGTTATGGGTATGGGGTGAGGAGCAGGAGGACGGCAGCACCCATTATATAGACACCAAATCAGAGTTAGCCCAAAAGGTAGGGGTACACAAATCCAATATAACACGGTGGTTCAACGAGTTCCCCTTGTTTGCGGAGGAGCTGGACAGGCAAACCGCACTGCGCAACGCGCAAGATGATAAGTTCTACCAACGCATGAGGGCAAGGGCGCAACGTGTGCTACAAAAAAACCTGAATGCCCCCTATGCACGGGATTCTACGGCCGCCGCGCTAGCTATTTTGAGCCGCTGTGGGGACGTTGACGGGGTGCGGGTAGAGGTCGCCCAGGCCGACGCTGATAGAGTGGTCAGGGGCGGTTTTGGGCGGTCTGGCGACGATGTATAGCATTTGCATAGTCTGCATATTTCCGGCCCAAGTATTCGTTAAAGTGTAGTTTAACGAATAGTTATAAAACAAAATGTATAAAGTGTCGTATAATACGGGGTTTATACCTGCATACTGTGTATATATATACAAAAGTGCGGGTGGATAACCCCGTTTATGCACCGCAAAAATGTATGTATATGCTGCATAATCGGAGGGGGGGTGCCATGGGGGGTGGTTTTTGTAGGGGGAACGCGCCAAACATATAGCTCCCCGCACATTTTTTCTCCCCCACAAAATGGACATTTACACAATTTGTGCCAAGTATAACGTTGACCCTAACGATGTGGTCTACTACTTCAAACTGCGTAACGGCGAACCGCGCCTTATCCTCAAGGACGATTTCAACGATGTGTACGCCTGCACCCTCGATGAGAAAGCGAGAGTGCAGCTCATTTTCGGCGGACGCGGCTCCGGCAAATCGAACCACATTGTAAGGGAGATAGTAGCCGATACCTATAACGGCCATAATTGGCTTGTGTGCCGTTATTACAAGGTAGACTTAAGAACCTCTTGCTTTAATGAAATAATCTCTGTAATAGATGAATGGGGGCTTACAGACGAGTTTTCTGTTGACAAGTCCACCATGACCATTACCTGTTTGTATAACGGTCGTCAGATAATCTTCGGTGCGTTAGAGGAAACGCGGAGATTGAAATCGTTGAAGCCGAAGAAAGGTATATTGACTGATATATTCATGGAGGAAGGTGACGAATGTCCTTCTTATGAGGCGTTTGAAGTTCTGGATAACTGTTTGAGAGGCATTGATAAGGACGCAAAGCTGAGAGGATTACCTCAACCGAACAAGAGGATAATAATGGCGTTCAACCCGTTCCCCGAAACGCACTGGCTTTATAAGGTCTTTTTTGAGCCCTTGTGGCATCACCCCGATGTGAAGTCAATAGACGAACTGAAATCTCTGACCCTGAAAGACAAGACCGCAAGAGGTGTAGTTGAAGGTTCAGATGTTTTTATTTTGAAAACGACCTATGCCGACAACCGTTTTCTCACCGAGGAAGATATTCAGAAAAGGGAGCAATCCACCGGGCAGAGATTATGGGTAGATACGTTAGGGAATTTTGGCAGATTAGGTTCTACCGTGTTCGAGCGCGGAAAGCACTGGAATATTGCAGACCTGTCCGGCAGGGAATTTAGGAATATCCGTGTCGGCAGCGACTTCGGATATAATCACCCCTGCGCTTTCGTTAAGTGTTCGCTGGATAAGCATAACCACAAGATATATGTGTTTGATGAATTATTCGTGAACGAGGTCACTACCCGCCAATACGGGGAGCTGATATACAATAAAGCGTTAGGCCATGTAGTGTACTGTGACGCGGCGGAGCCTGACCGTATCAAAGAGCTTAAAGAGATGGGTATCCATGCGGACAAATGCAAGAAGGGCAAAGCCAAGGGGGCGAAGTCCGCTATCACCCGAAGAATAGACTGGTTGCACGACTATGAAATAATAATCGACCAGAAATGTGTGAACCTGATAGGAGAATTTAAGGTTTATCGGTGGAAAACGGATTCCGCCGGACAGAAGTTAGACATACCGGAGGACGCGGACAACCACGGCATAGACGCGCTTTCATATGCCCTGGGATATGATATATTTGCCGGTACTAAGCTTATCGGCGGAGGTAGGATACTGTGACAGAAATGATTTTAACGCGGGAAGAAGCCCGCAGGATAAACGGGGATAACATAAGAACCGTATTCGGCTGTGCGCTGGAGGATTCCATCCTGAAAAGGTGCGATATGTATAAGGAATACGACTGTGCCGATATGAATGGTATATATTCCCCTATCCCTAAATACGCGGTAGACATAGCCGCCGGGTACTTCATAGGCTCACCGTGCAAATATTATGTTCAGACGAATACGGTAGTCAAAAAGACTTCCGATGTTGCCGGGCGACCTAAGATGCAGTTTGAGGACTTGCCCGACAAGAACCCGCGGGACGACGCATATTTGAACCGCTATCGTGCGATAATGCGCCGGAACCATGAGGACAAGGAGAATATGCGGCTTGCCACTTCCGCGCTGATATGCGGCACGGCATACGAACGGATATATGCTTCTAAAAGGGACGGCCTGATCGCTCCAAAGTTCAAGCCCGTGGATCCCAGAAAAGCAATGCTGTTCCACGACCAGACCATAGACCGCAATCCCACGGCTTTTATCATTCGAGAAGAATATTTTTCGCTCGTGGACAATCGGAAGTATGAGACCTATGAACTGATTACGGATGACCGCTGGACAAAGTATATATTTGACGGCAACGTTCGGGAAGAACCCGCCACAGCTTCCGAAATGGCGCTGCTTAAGACCTGCGGCATACCCATTGTAGAATACCCCATGCCAAACAGGGAGGGGTATTTTGAAAAGGTTCTTCCATTGGTTCACGCGAGAAACGCCATTCTGAACAATGTTTCCAACACGTTTAAATATAACGATGAGGCCATTCTTCTTATGATTGGCTACATGCAGCCCGAAACCGATGAGGACGAAGAAGAACTCCACGAAAGGCTGTCCAAATTCAAAACCTTATATCTGGGCGAGGATAATAAGGTTGAATGGTTGATAAAGAATGTTGACATACAATCCATTCAAGGGTACTTCGACATTCTGACTGGCGATATATACGCCTCTTTAGGCCAGACCAATCCCACGGAAATTGCCGAAGTCTACCAGAATATTCAGGCCGTCAGATACCAGAACTACGGCATGGATAACACGATAATAGCGTATGAGCGTAACTTTGAAAAAGGTCTGCTGGAGGGCAGGGCGCAGAAGATAACTGCGCTGATGAACGAGGGAACCGCCAACCACTATAACTGGGAAGTATTAGATGTGGCGTTCTCAAGGAATATTCCTTCCTCTATGACGGACGAGGCGCAATTTATGACCCAAGTCAAGGGCTCCGGGCTACTTTCAGATAAGGACATTCTTGATATGGTGTCTTTCGTGGAGGATTCCGAGGCCGCTCATCAGCGGAAGCTTGAACAGGATAAGCAGGAGGCAAACGAAATAGCGGAGGCAATGAATGTACGAGTACGGGGACGAACGGGCGAAGAGCCTGAAGAAAACAATAACGAGGGCGTTTCTGAAAACTAAGGAAACGCTCTTTTATATTGATTCCAACACAAAGGTAATCGACCAGATAAATCTTCTGTACAGAAAAATCCTGAGATTATCCGAAGAAGCGTACTTGGATATAGCCAAGAAAGCATACGCAGACCATAACGGGCCGGATAGGATACTCGAAGCGTGGGTAACAGGTATTCTGGACGATTACGACCCTGTTGTTAAATATGTTTTCACAAAAGAACTGGAAAGAAAGGGGGCAAGATTGGCTGAATCCATAATCGCAGATGCCGAGTACTCCGGCAAAGACCCCCCTACCGTCAATTATCCCCCTATAAAGCAGGATTTCACGCGGGGATTGAACTATGTGACATGGCAAACAGACCAATTCGCCATCACCGTTGAAGATAAGACCGTAATAAGGGCCTTTAAGGACAACGGTTATAAAAAAATCAAGTGGCACACACAGGGCGATGAAAAAGTCTGCAAAGAGTGTGAAGAACGTAACGGAAAAATTTATCCAATAGACAAAATACCGACAAAACACCCTAATTGTCGGTGCTATTTTACGCCAGAGAAGGCATAAATCCCATTTTGTCAGAGAAGACATAAATCCCAAAGGAGAAAAAATGAAAATAGACATTACCAAAATGGAAGGCTATCGGGAAGATATGACCGCCGAGGAAAAGCTTGCGCTTTATTCCTCTTATGAATTTACACCTGATTATACGGGATATGTAAAAAAAGATGTATTCGACAAAAAAGCCTCCGAGGCCGCCGAGCTGTCGAGGAACCTTAAATCCTATAAGGAGAAAGAAATGACGGACGAGCAGCGCAGAGCCGAAGCGGAAAAAGCCGCCAAGGACGCGGAGAACGAATACAAGACTAAGATTTGCAGTCTTGAAATAGGCAAGATATTTGCCGGAGCAGGGCTGAAAGAGGACGATTTCCCCGAAATGCCTACATTCACGGAGACGGATAAGGCTACGGCCTTTGCGAACTCCATCGTAAAGCTTCTGTCCGCCAAGGTGATTGCGGCGGAGCAGAAAGCGAAAACTGACCTTCTGGGCGGCGGCACACCCCCTGCTTCCGGGGCAGAGGCAAATGAAGCCGCTCAACTCAAAGCGGAGTGGGCGGAAGCTGTCAAGTCGGGCAATATGCTTAAACAAGTGCAGCTTATGACCCTCGCGCAATCCAAAAAAATAGACTTAACTTAAAGGAGAAAATATCATGGCAAACGCCCCTATAATGAGTTTTGCAGTACCTAACTATTCCGGCCTGCTCTACACCAAGAGCAACACCCAGACCCCGTTTATAAACCTTATAGCGGAGCCTCAGTACACCAATCACGTTCAGTTCGCGGTAGATCAGGAGTATTCCCTTGACACTCCCTCCCAGCCTGCAATATCCGAGCAGGCATCAATGACCGCGCCTGACACCAAGAAGATAACCCGCACTCAGCACACCAACGTGACCCAGATATACCAGAGGGCTTGTGAGATTTCCTATGCCAAGGAATCTAACATGGGTACTATGAGCGGTATCAACATAGCCGGTCAGCAGGCGAACCCCGGCGACGAGTGGAACTGGCAGATTTCCCGCCAGATGCTCAATATCGCCAACGATATAGAGTTCACTTCCTTGCAGGGCGAGTATAACGCCGCTACCACCGATGCTACCATCAACAAGTCCCGTGGTATTCTTACCGCGCTGACCACCAACGTCATAGACGCGAAGGGCTCAGGTTCTACCGCTGCCGCGCTGACCAAGGCCATGATAAAGTCACTGGTCAAGTCCATCTTCGACAACGGCGGCGACGTGAACGGCATGATACTGATGTGCAATTCCTTCCAGAAGGCGGCCATTTCCGCGCTGTATGAGGGTTCCATGCAGATGCCGGATTCCCGCATGGAGGCTGGTGTGAACGTGACCCGCCTTATCACTGACTTCGGTGATGTGGGAATAGTCCTTTCCCGCGCCATGCCCAAAGACCAGATACTTCTTTTCCGTCGTGATGTAGTGCATCTTGTAGAGCAGCCCACCCCCGGCAAGGGCAACTTCTTCTTTGAGGAGCTGGCTAAGAACGGCGCGGGCAAGAAGGGTGAGATATTCGGACAGGTAGGTCTGAACTACGGCCCTGAATGGCTCCACGGTAAGATAACCAACCTCACCACTGAATAACCATGAAATTCTATCAGGGGAACAAAACGAGTATCCCCTTTGATGTGAAGGAAGATAAGGCCATAGCACAGTTTGTGCGTGGCCTTTTTGAGACTTCCAACGAAGCGACGATAAGAAAGCTTATCGCCCTGGGATACGAACACGACGGAGAGTTTAAGGAAGAAGAACCCAAGCGGCGGGGCCGCCCTAAGAAGGAGGAATAAATGAATGAGGTAATGGTAAACAACGTAAAGCTTCAAACGGGTGCGCCGGACGGCGTTATCCTGATGTTTTTGGAGCGGTATACCGCAATAGCGTGTGCCATTACCCGCTACAAGGAGCCTCCGAAGTGGTTAGAACCCTATATAGAGGACGCGGCGGTAAAGGCGATAGGGAAGATGGGCGCAGAAGCCTTTAATTCCCAGTCTGCGGCGGGAGTGTCCACTAACTATATAGATATCACCGAGAACCTTAAACAGGCCTTAAAAGGCAAAATGAACCCGTTAGGAGCGGTATATGAGAGCGAAGGATAAGAAGGACGTTTATGTGCTTGCCCCCGTTAAGGAGACGGTGAACGGGCAGACAGTTGTTTCGGAGTGGGCCTTAGTCAGACGGTATAAACTTGTGGCTAACTCTGCCGGAAGTGCAGAGGATATAGCCATGTACGGCGAACGTATCAAGGAATATATCAAAATCTGCAAAGACCCCTCCGATGGGCCTGTTCAGATAGTCGAGGGTGACGGAATCTGCTTGAATGACCCGCAGGAAACGCCGAGCTATATTGTGGAATCCGTCAATTCCGCCCGTGGGTTCTCGACATATACGGCAAAGAAGTATGTTTAACGCCAAAGTTAAAGTCATAAAGAGGTTTGAAAGGCCGGATATTCAGTCTGCCATCCGAAAAGGGACAGAGAGCGGCGGTAAGGAAATGGCGGATATAGCTATCTCCATGGTTCGCGTTGATTCGGGGGAGTTGAAGGATTCGATAGAATTTACCATCTTCGATGAAAAAACAGGGGCCGTGAAGGGCAAAGTCCATACCGCAGCCATACCGCAGGCTATGACGCTGGAATACGGTACGGGTATTTATAACGAGTTGGGTTCTTCAGCAAAAATCCCGTGGTATGTCCATGAGAGCATGGCAGACCTGAGCAAGTACAACTTTGAGACCGTCCTAAGCAAGAAGGGACTGTTCTACAAGGTTTATGGCGCACACCCTCACCCCTATATGAAGCCCGCCTTTGACGCGGCAAAGGATTTTGTTGTTCAGTCCGTGGCGGACGAGATAAGGAAACTGCTATGACGAATATCTATAAGGACGCTCAGAAGTATCTTAACAAGAAACTTAAAGTTGAGGTTCAGCCGGAATCTGACGAGACCCCCGAAAGGTATCCTATCGTGACATTGAATATCACGCAGGAGACATCGGTAAAATCCTTAGAGGGCGAAGCGCTTCCCGCCACCTCAATAAGATGTGGTGTGTGGGGCGAGACCTACATAAGCACCAAGGGATTTACAGGCGTTCTCGATTTGGCTGACAAACTCCACGCCGCAATGTTGGAAAAACACTACATAAAGACCCGCACGACAGAGCCGTACCGAGACGCAAACGGGAAATGGCACGTCAACGTAGTCTATTTCAAAAAAACCAAAACTTTTTAAAAGGAGAAATATATGGCACAGTATCAAGCTTCCGTAGGCCAGCGCGTATTTTATGATACCGCTTACACTATGGCAAACAAGACCGAGATAGCTGGTCTTACCCAAACCCCCGATAAGGGCGGTTCGCCCTCCGAGGTTTCCGTAAACATTATATCTGAATATTTCGTGCGTAACCTCGCAGGTCAGCAGGAAATGCCTGTATTCGAGTATTCCTTTGTTCCCGACTTCACCGCCGAGACCGGCAATATGGCGAAGATGGGGCTTCTAGTCGGTGATGTTATCTGGATTTACGAAGAGTACGAAATCCCTTCCGATGCTACCAAGCTCGGCACTGGCATTCTTTATAAGGGCAAGGTCGTATCCATGTACGCGGGCGGACAGCAGGCGAACAACGCCCAGACCGGCGCGTTCTCCGTCAACCTTGTCGGCGATTCCGTATATATCGCATTCCAGGGCGAAACGACTTCCTATGTTGACCTGTTCAACGGCGAATCCGTGACCACCCCCGCATAAAGGAGAGTAGTATGAATATCGGTGAATTTGAACTTAAAGCCTCCTGCAAGGCTTATTGCGACCTCAAACAGAAAATAGGCGCTCCTAATCTCAAAGTAAAGTTCCTCACCGCCTACGAGCAGGGCGATTTGGATTTCTTTGCAGATGTGGTAATGTCGTTTGCAAACCCCAAACCTAAGAGCAAGCAGGCCGTGTTCGATGAGTTTGATAAGCTCATGGAGCAGGGTACTTACATGGAGGATATCTATACCGAACTGGTGAACTTCGCTTACGGTATGGGTTTTTTCGGTCGTGTAGACCTGAAAGGGCAGAGCATTCAGGACTATATGAGGGAGCCCTTAAACAAGCTGGATATGTCGGCGGCAATGACCGAGGCGATAACGGCGGCGGCGGCGGACGTGGCAAAGAGCGTCGTTCGCTAAGAGAGCAGTTCGAGGACGTTAAGAAAAGCATTGAAAAGGACTTCACCGATATAATCTACGATTTGCTCAAACGTGCAAGCATGGCGGGAATGCTCCCAAACCAGTTTTGGGAGCATGAACCCGCCGATATTGTAGACTATATCGAAGCCCGCGAGGAAAACCAGTGCAGGGAAATGTACTATTCAAGCGTGATGGTATCAAGGTTTATTGCCGCCAACATAAGCAATATGTTCTCCAAGACTAAGCACGATTTGCCGAAGTACGAAGAACTGTTTGTTCCAGCGTCGTGGGAGCGGAGCCTTGACAACAGGATAGACGAAATAAGAAATAAATTCGGAGGGTATGTCCGTGGTCGTTGAAGAATTACAAATTTTAGTCGGTTGTGATGCTTCAACCGCCGAGAAGGTCTTGACCGAACTGGAAACCAGACTTAACCGATTTGTAAAGCAGTCGGCAAGCAGTATGCAGAACGCGAAGGCCATACGCGCACAAGCCGCAGCGGAAAGGGAAGCGCTTAAAACCGAAGCCGCAAGGGTGAAGTACGCGAACGATATAGCCAAGTCAAACCTTGCGCTTGAAGCCGCGCAGCGGAAAGCCGCACAGGCAGCCGAAATGCTCAATGAAAAGACGCGCAAAATATCCGCCAGCGCAAGCGAACAGAGCAATGCGTTTGAACAGATGGCGGACGGGCAATGTGAATCCTTAAATAAGGTCGCGGAGACCGCCGAGGAAGTAGAGCGCAGATTAGACGAGGCGATGAGCAAGGTTCCTGCCGGATTCGGGGCGAACGCCTATAAGGGACGTAACCCGGAAGCCGAAGCGGAAGCTTTAGTACCGAAGGAAACCCAGCCCGTAAGCCGTGACTTAGCGGAAAAGTTTGTTAAGGAAGCGAATACTGCCGAGCTGTTCAACATGAAGCTCGACGAGCTTTATAATAAGCTGCAAAGGCTCTTAGGCGCGGAAGAAAAGCTATCCGAGGGCGGCGGCACAGGGCAGGGGCTTGAACGTGTCCGAGGGCAAATCCTGTCTGTGACCGGGCAGATACAGAAGATGAAAGAAAAGGCCAAGGAAGCCGAGGCAGAAATAGGCAATAGCGGAGGCGGTTTTTCTAAGCTGGTTGAAAAGGCAAAAGAAGCAGCCAAGAAAGGCGCAAATGCGTTTACTAAAATGAGTTCTTCAATCAAGAAGTCTTTTAGTAAACTGCCGTCCATAGCAAAAAGCGCGACAAGCAAAACACACAGTTTCTTTTCAAAATTAGGTAAAGCGGTCGGCAAAATCCTATCCCGTATGATTATATGGCGAAGTATAAACGCCGTAATAATGGGTGTGCAGGAAGGGTTTAAGAATATGGCGCAGGCCTCTCAAAAAGCTAATGCCACATTATCAGATCTTCAGAGCGGATTTACTTATGCAAAGAACTCTATCGCAAGCGCATTCCTGCCCGCGCTGCAAGCCATTATGCCCGTCATAACAAAAGTCACGATGGCAATAGCTAACCTGTTCAATATGATAGGCGCGATGTTTGCAAAGCTAAGAGGGCAAAGCACTTTCACAAAAGCCGCTTATGTCCAGCAGGATTACGCTCAATCCCTCAATAAATCCAACAAGGCCGCAAAAGAACTGAAAGGAACCCTTGCGGGATTCGACCAGATCAACCTTATCCAGCAGCAGAAGGACAGCGGCGGCGGTGGCGCCGGAGATATCGGTAAAATGTTTGAGGAAACCGATATAGCCGATGTTCTCCCGACTGATATAGCAAAATGGATAGACAAGCTTAAAGCCGCTATTGCCGCAGGTGATTGGTATGGTGTAGGTCAGATAATCGCCCAAGGCATGAATAAGGGTATGTCTATTCTGGATAACTGGATAAACAATACCCTGCGGCCTAAGGGTGTAGAGATAATGAAGGCCATTACGGACGGTATGAACGGCTTCATAGCTGATTTTGACTGGTCTTTGATGGGCAAAACCATAGCGGACGGCATGAACGCCATAATCGATATTCTGTATACATTCTGGTCGCAAACCGATTGGGCCGGATTAGGGCAGGGGTTAGGAAATGCTATAAACGCATGGGTGGAAAACCTTGACGTGGCACTCATAGCGGAAATGCTTAATGCTAAGTTCCGCGGCCTGTTTGACGTTGCCATTCAGACGCTTGAAACGGTAAATTGGCAGGAATTGGGCGACAAGGTAGCGCAATTTATAGGAACTATAGACTGGAACGGGCTGGTGGATAAGCTCTTTGAAGGCATCGGAGCGGCTCTCGGCGGCCTTACGGCGTTCATTGTCGGGCTGATAGAACCCGCATGGCAAAGCGTAACGGAGTGGTGGAGGGGCATTATGGAACAAGCTGGAGGCAATGTTGTTGCTGGCCTGTTCTTGGGTATCATAGATGCTCTCGTCAATATCGGCACATGGATATATGAGCATATATGCAGGCCGTTCATCGAAGGGTTCAAAAGGGCATTTGGCATTCACTCTCCCTCTACCGTCATGGCGGAACAGGGCGGATATGTTATTCAAGGTATGCTTGAAGGTATTAAAAATGTTCTTGCCACAATCGGCGCATGGGTAGTAACCAATATCTTCACCCCCGTAATGAATGCGATTAAGAGCGCGTTCGGCATAGTGGGCGGCGCGGCTAACAAGCTCAAGGAAGTTGGTTCCGCTATTATAGACGGTATCAAGCAGGGCATAAATAACGCCTGGACTTCATTCAAAAATTGGGTAACAGACAAGTTCAGAAGCGTTATAGATGCCGCAAAGAGCGTATTCGGCATTCACTCTCCTTCAAAGGTATTCGCCGGAATAGGCGGAAACATTATGGCGGGCATGACGCAAGGCATCCAGCGCGGAAAGGCCGCCGCCGTGCGGTCTATGGCGGATATTTCTAAATCTTTGCAGGGCGCATTGAGTGTTGATACGAGCATAGGAGTTCCCGCTTTTGCAAAGGGCGGTCTGGTGTATGGTGACACATTGGCGCAGGTGGGCGAATACGCCAACGCCAAGAACAATCCCGAAGTTATAGCCCCCCTTGATAAGCTGCAATCCATAATGGGCGGGCTGAACGATAAGGATACTCAAACCATCATAGCCCTGCTCAAGAGAATAGCGGATAAGGACGTGGAGATAGCACTGTATCCCTCTGCGAAGCTGGGCAGAATAGTCAATCAATCGGTCAATATGAACAATATTGCCATAGGTAACGTGTGATGTATAGATATGATATAGGCTTAAAGGTGGGGAGCTATACGCTCCCCGACCCCTCTAAACTGAATATGACGCTCGCCGACCTTGACACGGAGGCTGAAAGAGACGCTTCCGGCACACTCAACCGAACAATGGTAGCGCAGAAGCTAACCGTTGAATTGTCGTGGGACGTGCTGACATGGGAGCTGTGCTCGGCGATATTACAGGCTGTCGATTCCGACAGCTTTCCTTTTACCTGTCCGAACCCTAAGACCCTTGCGGGTAACTATTCCGGCACGTTTTATGTAGGCGACAGGAAAGAAGAAATTATCTGGTTCCCCGAAGGTGATAAGAACAAGGCGTATATTTCTTTGAGCATGACGGTAATAGAGTATTGACACTTCCCCCTAAAGGCGTAATAATAAAATTACATATCTTTAGGGGGTTTTGTTATGGCGAACTATGTTACTGTTGCAAGCGATAAGAGCAAAATTGTACTGCTTATAATCTGGTTCTTGTGTGGATTGGGGATTCTGCCGCTTTACTACTGGTATGTAGGGCGCAGAATGGGGCTGTTCAGGCTTATCACAGGGAACTACTTTATGATTGGAGCTATCAGCGATCTAATCAAAATTATTACTGGCTCGTTCCGTGATAATGTGGGAGCGCCAGTAAGAAAATAAACTCCGTGACACCTTCGGGTGTCTTTTTTATTGGAGGCAAAATGTACACAGTAAGCACAGGCTTTCGTAACGCCGTAATGTCGGGCAAGCCCCAAAAGCTAAAGCTGACATTCGGCGAAAATCAGATAGCGGAACAAAACCTCTCTATCTCCGGCTTGACCTATTCAAGCATGGCTTTCGAGGACGAAGAACTGACGATAGGCGCGGCCTGTTCCGCAGAACTGGGGGTAGAACTCCTTAACTTTGACGGGGGGCTGTCCTCTTTTAACTTTGACGGCACGGAGTTTACCGCCTCGATAGGCGTACTCGTGGGGGAAGAATACGAATATGTTCCTCTGGGCGTGTTTATCTCCGAAAAGCCCGACAAACTTAAACCTAAAAAAATAAGCATCACCGCCCATGACAGAATGGTAAAGTTCGATGTGAGCGCAGATGCTTTTCTTAATTCTCTTTCGTACCCGACTACACTAAAAAATATTTTCACATCGCTTTGCGCTCATGTCGGCGTACCTGCTTCAATGGCAGACTTCCCCAATTCGGGGAAAACCTTTGATTCGCCGCTGTTCAGGACGCAAGATGTTCTCTGCCGGGAAGTTCTGCAATGGATAGCCGAGGCGGCGTGTTCCTTTGCCCGCATATCCCGAAGCGGAGTATGTGAACTGGCGTGGTTCACCAATACCAATGTCACCTTTAATAAGACCGCCAATTCCGCGGACTATTATAACGCCGTGGTATCGGAGTATCAGGTAGCCAAGATAGACAAATTACAGGTAGCCGCTTCCGAAAAGGACATAGGCGTAATAGTCGGCACGGGGACGAACGCTTATCAGATAATAGACTGCCCTATGCTGTATGGCTATACCGATGCACAGATAAGACCTTATGCACAGGTTATCTATAACCGCTTAAACTCCTTTGCGGCGTTTACGCCTGTCGAGCTGGACGCAAAGGGCGATTGGTCTTTGGAAGCGGGCGACTTGATAAAGGCAGTCACGGACGATGGAACTTATACCTTCCCCATTTACCGCATGGACTTGACCTTTAAGGGCAGGGCAAGGATACAGTACATAAGCTCCGGCTCCCCCTCACGCCCCGCCATAAGCGCGGAGAACCGCCGGACGCTCATAGCCGGACGCGCAGCCCATGAAATAGAAATGACCGTTGAGGGAATGAAGCAGACGGTCACACGGGTAGCTTTCCTGACCCCTGTTGAATCCGACACCGACCCCTCTTTAGAGTGGGACGATGACCAGAAAACCGCGAACACGGGGTATCAATGGTACAACGATGGCAAGATAAAGGTATGGACGGGTTCCGCGTGGCAGACGGTCATCTCCCCTAAATACAATCAGACCGCCACGCCTACGGGCGCAAAGGAGGGCGAATACTGGTACAATCCCTCGACAAAGGAAATAAAGCGTTACACGGGTTCGGCGTGGGTAGTAGATAACACCGTATGTATGCCTACCACGTGGACGCAGAGTATGCAGACACAGCTTGAAATAACCGCCGAGGGGTTATCGAGCACTGTCACCAAGGACAATATTATTTCCACCATAAATCAAAGCTCGGAAGCGGTATCAATAAGCGCGTCAAAGATAAACCTTAACGGCGTTGTCACGGCGAACAACAACTTCAAGATAGACACCAACGGCAAGATGACGTGCGTAAACGCCACCATAAGCGGCTCAGTGACCACCGGCAACCTTAAGGCATCAGGCGGTACGATTGCGGGGTTTACCATAAACGGAAACAATCTTACGGGTAACGGTGTCACCTTGTATGGCAATACATACGGAAAACTGACCTTGGGAGCCGTGGATATAGAGGGATATACCGGGCTATCAGTGAAAGGTAATCTATATGCTGAAGGTAACTTAACGACTGATAACAGATTCTTTATGACATCCCCACCAAGCGCAAGCGGCAGTGCCAATACTCGATTAGTTTCATATTCGGGTGGCGGTGGATACTCTTTAGGTATGGTTTCATCTTCCATACGATATAAAAAGGAGATACACGATATCAGGGAGTATGACAGCGTAAGTGACAGAATAGACCGTGTGAGAGCGGTCACATATACTCCTAAAAGCGGCTTAGACAAAGGCCGCTATTTTTACGGCTTTATCGCCGAGGAGCTTGAAATGGAATTCCCGTGGCTGGTGGATTATCAAACTGACAAAGAAACGCGGGAGGTAATGGCTGAATCGGTGGAATATGACCGCGTTCCTGCCATTCTCTGGGCTGACGCACAGGCTACACATAGCCTGCTTAGACAACTTGACGAAAGGATAAAGAGGTTAGAACAATGACAGACGAACAGAAAGCCGTTATACAAGCGATAATACACACACTTAATACTTCTATACCCGTTGTAGCGAAAGCGGACTTAGACGCGAAATTAGGCTGTATTCTGGCCTTAGAAAAACTTGCGGAGGACGAACAATGCACAGAATAACGGTTGACGGAAAGTATCTTCTCACCACCCCTATACAGTCCCTTGTTATCGAGGGTGAAAGTCTGGCGGATACCGTCACTATCAGCATACCCTTAGATGCCCGTGATGTAGACCTTGCCGCCGCAGGGTTCACCATAAAGGCGTACTGGCCCATGGACGGCACGGAAGCAAGGTATGTGCTGTATAAAGATGTGGGGGAAGATATAACCCTTACATGGCATATCACGCCGCTGTTTACGGGCAAGCGGGGCATGATGAACCTCACGCTTTTAGCCACTCTGGCGAACGATGAGAAGAACATCATAGCCAAGTGGACGGGAACGCGGCCCATTGAGATAATAGCCGACCTTCCCGGTTCCAACCTTCCCACCCCCAGTGTGGCGGAACAGCTTCTTGCCGAGGTTCAGGACTTAGTATCCCAGGCGTTAGGCGCGACAGGCCCCACAGGCCCCACAGGCCCCACAGGCCCGCAGGGTGAAAAGGGTGAAATAGGCCCCACAGGCCTCCAAGGCCCGCAGGGTGTACAAGGCCCCGCAGGAATACAAGGCCCCAAAGGCGAACAAGGTATACAAGGCTTGCAAGGCCCCCGTGGTGAGCAAGGCCCTACCGGCCCGCAAGGCCCGGAGGGCAAGAAAGGCTTGCAGGGCGACGCTGGCCCCGTCGGCCCCCAAGGCCCCGAAGGCAAGAAAGGCGATAAAGGCGACACGGGAGCCGCAGGAGAAACGGGCCCCACTGGCCCCAAAGGTGAACAGGGTATCCAAGGCCCTAAAGGCGACCCCGGAGACAAGGGAGAAACGGGCCCCAAGGGGGATACGGGAGCCACAGGCGAACGAGGCCCCGCAGGAGCGCACTATACGCCCTCTGTGACCGCTGACGGCGATTTATCGTGGAGTAAT